CATACTTACATCTCCTTGTATGTTTGCAACATCATAAAACGTAGTAGTTGCTATAGGTTTGCTTGCTATTTCTTTATTATTACTTTTAAAAAGATTAAACTTTATGTTTTCATTGTAGTAACCTCCATCGTAGGGGTTAGTCCAATGTTTAGGTTTAATAAGTAGCGGTAAAAAATTTGGGGTGTGTATTTTTAAGTCGGTGTTTATTTTCTTGACCCACTCCATGCACTTGTCGGTTGCTCTGACCATTCTTCTGGAAGTATTTAAATTTTTTTCTAAATATATTTCTATTAATCCAGTATATTTTTGTATTAGTTCAACCATGAATAACCCACTTGCCATACGTTGGCGAGCATTCCAGTATTCAGTATTGACCATTGAGTTAATTAAAAAAATTTTATACCTTTTTTTATGTTTACCTCTCTTGTATTTACTTAACTCCCTATCGGTAGCTCTATCTAGCATTGTCTCTATCCATATCTTTTCGATAACACTTGCTGCTATCTGGTGCAGGGTAGGTGTGCTAGAGAGAGTATCGACTACTGTTCTTATGGCTGCTGCTGCTACTTGTTGGGGTGGTAGTTCTAATAAAGGGGTAAGCATAGCGTAGTTAGTACCAGCTTTACCGCTCTCGATCTTTCTCCTGATGGCTCGCAAGTGGTTAACTATTATATCGACATTAAAAGAGCACAGAGCCTCGCCATAAATGGTAAGAGACTCCATGCCTTTAGTTTGTTTTTTGTTTTGATTAGACCTAACTCTGTTCTGACCTAAGTTAAGCATTAACTCCTCGTTGTTAAGTTGGTCGTTAAGGCTTCGCATCACTCCAAAACTCTATAGTCTTAGCGTATTTACCCTCTAACCATTCAGTAATAATACGTTTAGCAAGTTCGGCTCTAGTAATACCCATGTATTTAGCTAGATTGTCTAACCTATTGCATACTTGCGGAGGTAAAAAAGCCTGTAACTTTTTACTTTCTTCCATCTTCGAAGTACCTCCTTGCTGTAGTCCATATTAACTTTACTAATGGGTACATAGCTACCCTCGATTCTGCATCTGGATACTGTTGTTTTAAAAACTCATTCATAGCTCGGTCACTAGCCTCGTCCGCAGTCTCAATAGTAACTGGATTGTCGGGTAGCATACACCAATAGATAGCATCTGGAGGTATGTAGCTCCACTTGTTACTTTGCCAGTATCCGTTAGGCATATACTCATTCTTTTTAATGAAGTAAAGTACATGACCAGCGTTGTTAGCGTGTGCTTTATCTGGTTTTTTTGTTGCCAGTTTGTATAGTTGTGATTCCATTTTCTTTTAGTAGTGGATTGAATTTAGAATTTAGTCCTAATGTTATGACTAGATGTGTTGTTAATAGTACTAAACATATAAAGTTAAACCGCATTTGTTTCCTTATGAACAATTAGTTTTACCTCATAAATATCTTTATAAGGTATTTTGCTTCGCATAAAGCTAGTCAATGCTTCGTATAAATTAACTGCTTTTATATAGTAGGCCTCAACAAAATTTGTTGAAGCACTACTATAGATAATTTCATACGATTTCATTTCTTTATTAACTATCTGCATGAGTTAACCATCTCCACTATTGGAATTAAGTCTTCAATTATATGCTTAATTAATAAATTTCTAGCTTTACATGAATCATCTGGTAACACTATCGCCATGTTCGTATTACCTGAGAGATTGTTAACAACCCCCAAGATATAAGTTAAACGTTGCACTTGCGTATGCCATAAGGGATTTTCTTTTAATAATTTTAAAAGTTCGATGTCATTAGCACCGATCTCCCTAAGATAATCGCTATCCGTATAACCTTTAGGAGTATCGAACATATATCTATCGTTGATAACGCCGTACTCCAGATGGATACGTTTAAACTTTTCATCTAATCCCATTACTTTGCCTCCTGTATTTTTTCAAAGACTGATATTTGTTTATCAGTTAACTCAAAGCTCATGTCTCTGAGTATGTCATAGAGTTTTATAAACTCATAACGCTCGTCATGTGTTAGTTCCATTGTTTAGACCTCACTCCTCTTTTGCGGTAGACCATAGCGTAGCTACAGCTTTCAGCTAGTTCTGGATTAAGTACGTTTTCACAGAAAGTAGAAAAGTCTGGGTGTAACCAGCTTTCTAATTCTTGTGTGCTGTTGGTATAGCAACTAACCTTTAAGTCGCTGCCTCTCCTAACAAAGTCGAGGTCTATTGCCTCGACTAATTCCTGATAATCACAGTCAATAGTAAAAACTACCCTGTATTTGTATTGATGTTCGACTTGATCCGTATGTATTGGATAGTCGCATAGTGACATTCCCATTAGTTAAGTGCCTCCTGATTTTGTTTAACTAGTCTTGGATCATTACCAAAAAATTCTGATAATAAATCATTTTTTATTTTTTCTTGAATACTTGGAGGGCAATCAGTCCATGTATTTTTAAGAACTATCCAGCCATGATCTAGTATGGCTGGAATATTGTCCTTGTCTTTGATGTAGTGTTTAATCATGTGACCACCTGTAAAGATTCGATTAATTTAAAAGGCTTGCACCCTTTGTATTGGTTGTAATAGTCATTTTTATAAGAGTCCGACTCTTTGTCTATTACATCAGGATCTCTTAACTGGTATCCATCCCAAGCCCAGCGTTCAGAATCGTGAATATCGAATATGTGGACTGTCATAATCTGCCACCCCAACAGTTTGTTATCACGTTTAGCTTTTCTTACTGCTTTTGTAGCGTGGATTATGTTTGGATCGTGGCCTGATGACCACGCTATGGATGTTCCACTATTCCAAGCAGTAACAGCCAAGATACGTCTTGGCTGCTGTTCATATTTGATTTTCTTTTTAGTCATCGTCTTCTTCTCCTGATTCAATATCAGCTAGGGATGACTGTTGTATTAATGCAAGTGTGTCATTAATTGCATCTTCAAACTCTTCAGAATGGCCTATGTCTAGGCCAATATTAGTAAGCTTGTCGAAGTATTCATAAATAGTCATTAGTCCATGCTCCTGATGTAGCTTGCTGACTCTGTTCTATCGTGTAGTGCTACAGCCCCATAAAATGTATGGCCTGTTAACTCTTCGATTTTTTCATTGAATCTGCTGTCGCTTGTAGCAACATAAGATCCGCCCATCATTGACCATGCTCCAGCGTCTAGTAATTCTTGAGGTACTACTCGAACAGTTGGGTATTTAAAATGCTTTTCAACTACCAACTGAGCAGCTGGGTATTCATCCGATGGTTCGAATGGTGCTTCGATGTTGGTTATTGTTAGGCCTCTTATATGTGGCCTTGTTTGTATGTCGGATACTCCATAATTTGAGCATCCTCCGTTACCTAGTTCATAACATCGGTAAATTTCAACGTGTAAACCCATTGAATAATTCTCCTTTTTTGTAGTGGATTTTTGAGTAATTTAAAAAACTACTCATTCATAGAAGACCTATAAAAGCGTAGTTTTTGGAAGGTATAAAGACCCCCGAAGAAAATTTCGGAGGCCTTGTAGCTCCATCTGGAGTTAACTATTAGACCATTGTTTATGTTTTCTGTTTGGAATTGGAGTATGAAAGCAACCCATGTAATTCAAGCCCTCGCCGTGGTATAAATCCTTTTTCTTACAGTCTTTAATTATGCCGTAATTTAATTTGAATTTATATAAGTCTTTAGCTTGCCATTTCTGAAGGCTTTCTTTATACCACCTCGAAGCTGGAAACAAATGTTTTACAGCATCCATTGATTCGTATAAATAAGCCTCTTCATATCCATATTGAAAAGGAATTTCAATAATTAACTCATTTTCATAGTCGAGGTTGAGAACAACCCGACTAGAAAAATAAGAATTTCCGTTAATTTTATCTCGCCATTCTTTGGCGAAAATATCAATGGTTTTAAGTTCAGATAAGAGCATTATTCATACCCCATACTTGATACTTCAACCCCAACAGCTGGGCATAGGTCGCCGCTCTCACTCCAAATATTAGAAGTTGCAACGTGATCTAAAAAAGCTTGTAATGCTATTACTTGACCTCCAGAAGTCCCGCCAATAGAAAAATCATAAAATTTTCTGCCATCGGTAGGCTCGAATTTGTAAGGATAAATAGAAACATTTAAAAATCCTATTTTCCATTCATAAGGTACTTTGCCATCTCCTCCATGATTTCTTACTGGTTGACCAAATAAGTTGACCAGCTGCGAAACTGAAGCTCGGCAAGAACCAATCTTCCAGCCTGTAATACTGTTAATTGAAACAGTCATAATAAATTACCTTAGTGAGTTGATTAATAGATCGCACCAGATCCCGTAAAGAATCCAAAGCGATCTAATTAAATATAAATGATTTGTTACTGGTTTGCAATTAATAATGCGTCCTATGTCTGATTTATACATAAATTAAAACCAAATAAGCACCAGATACGACTTAAAAGCCTATAAAAAGCTAGTAGAACTGTCTAAAGGACAGTACTGCCAGTTAGACTATGACTGCATTTATGGCTATTTATTTGATAAATTCTATAAATTGGACACAATACAGGCCAGATATCAGAATAAATTAATAAATTCATATGGGGGATTTTACAAAATTCTCTAGGACGTTAAGCCGCTCAAATTTTTCTACCAAAAACTAAAAATATCGGAGTAGATAACTGATAGATAACTAATAGAAACTAATAGTGTAAGAGAGATACCCTCTTCTATTGTGGAGAGCTAGTTATAGACAGGGATTCTAGAAGTGTTATATTGTATGTAAGCCATTATGTTTTGATCAAACCCGCAAAGCAGTCGTAATGGCTTTACAATGAGGTTTTTCTGTAGTGGGTTGAGCCTCATTTTAAAAAAATTATGGCAAAAAAAGACACAAACGAAGTACTAAGCGACCTTCATGCTGGACTAGCTAAAGCGTTAAGTGATTTATTGGTAAGTGGAGAGGCAAGTACAGCAGATTTAAATGTAATACGACAGTTTTTAAAAGATAATCAGATAACAGCCCAGCCTGTAGAAGACACTCCATTTGGAGATTTAGCTAGGTCGTTACCTGATATAGAGAATGTTATTGAATTAAAGAAACGTAGTGCGTAATTCAGATTGGCAAGGACTACCAGAACCTTACGATAAGGACTTTAGATACTTTTTAGTTTTAGTTTGGAGGCATTTACAGTTACCAGATCCAACAGCGGTACAGTTGGACATAGCAGAATATATGCAAACAGGTCAGAAGAGAAGGATTATTGAAGCTTTTAGAGGTGTAGGTAAGTCATGGATGGCAGCAGCGTATGTTTTATGGTTACTAAGAAACGACCCACAGAAGAAAATCATGGTTGTGTCAGCCTCGAAGACGAGGGCTGATGACTTTGCACAGTTTTGTTTACGAATAATACAAGAGATGCCAATACTAAAATGCCTAGAGCCAGATAAAAATGAGCAAAGATCAGCTAGTAATAGGTTTGATGTACGTCCAGCTATACCTGATCAGTCAGCTAGTGTAAAAAGTGTAGGTATATTTGGTCAATTAACTGGTAGTCGTGCTGATTTAATACTGGCTGATGACTGCGAAGTACCAAATACAGCATGGACTGTAGGTATGAGAGAGAAATTATTGCAATGTTGCGGAGAATTTAACGCTATTCTTAAGCCAGATGGAGAGATAATGTTTTTAGGAACACCACAAACAGAAGAAAGTATATACAACAAACTAAGAAATAGAGGTTATGACTGTCGCATCTGGACTAGCAGATACCCTAAGAAGCCAGAAAAGTATGGAGATGCACTAGCTCCGATGATTTCTAAGCTATCAACTACGTTAGCTGGTCAACCAACCGATCCTGATAGGTTTTCTGAAATGGATTTATTGGAAAGAGAAGCTAGTTATGGTCGCTCGCAGTTTACTTTGCAGTTTCAACTAGATACAACTCTCTCTGATTTACAACGATTTCCTCTTAGATTGGCTGATTTAGTCGTTATGGAGGTAAAAGATCACGCTCCTGAGAAGGTTGTATGGTCATCTGGAGCAGAATATAGGCTAACAGACTTGCCAGCTGTAGGTTTTAGTGCAGATTACTACCATAGACCAGCGTTTTTACATGGCGATTGGCTGCCTTTTACAGGTGTGGTGGCTTATATAGATCCATCAGGCAAGGGTGTCGATGAAACAGCGTACAGTATAGTCGCACATTTAAACGGAAATTTGTTTGTTTTAGAAGTTGGCTCGTTTTGTGAAGGTTATACAGAAAAAGTATTAACTGGTATAGCTGAAGCCTGTAAAAGAAACAAAGTTAACTTAATACTTTTGGAGGATCAGTTTGGTCAAGGTATGATGGAAAGTTTATTACAGCCATATCTACGAAAAATTTATCCTTGCACGATAGAAACTAATAGAAGCAACGTACAAAAAGAAAGAAGAATAATAAACGCATTAGAACCAGTAATGAACCAGCATAGATTAATTATTAATAGGTCGGTTATTGAGAATGACGCAAAACCTAGAGATGAAGATTCTGTTGATAAGGCTTTAGGTTATCAATTATTTCATCAGATGACCCATATAACTGTTGATCGAAACTGTTTACAAAACGATGACAGACTTGACTCTTTGGCTGGAGCGGTGGAATATTGGAATGAATCACTAGCAATAGATGAAGATAGAGCTATCCAAGATCGGGAAATGGAATTATGGGATCTGGAACTGGCTGCTCACAGGGGGGATCTGGAGAATGCTTTGGATGCCCAAATCTTGGGTATCCCGCTTGAAAAGCTCGGACATCCAAGTACAACAGGAAAGTGGAATCGTGTCACAGGACATTAAACGAGAAAAAGTATTAAGGCCAAGAGCATGGTGCATAAGAATACCAAGAACTTATTGCGGAGATCTAGGAAACAAAAATATTGGTGGTTTTCAAACAGTCGTTATTGCATATGACCAACGTAACGCTTGGGAATCAGCTATGGGTTCTGAAGATTGGGAGATGCTACATTTTCCAGTAAATTGTGTATCAGTTTTTCCTACGCAACCTGTTTAATATGCAGCGGGGTCGTCTTCTCCAGCCATAATTGCTTCAAGTCTTTTATTGTAATTATCTCTGTTTTTTTTAATTTCTAATATATTCAATGGTGTTTTAACCGCATCATTAAGAAATTGACCATAAGCGTTTTTATTTTCTACTTGCTTTTGTAAAACACCTATATTTTCAGCATCTTTCATTCTATTAGCAGCTTCTCTGTCTAATTGATTATTATCTTCTTGTTGAAAAGCTCCGCACATTACTTGTCTTCTAATAACATTTCCCTTATCTTAGCAACAGCAGCATCATCTAGTTTATTTTCACTAAGTTTTGCCAACGCTGCTAATATATCGCAGACTAAAATAGATACACTTTTACTTTTTAAGAAAGCAAAGATAATTGGACGAATTAAACTAATCATTTTGAGAATCTATGGTTAATATAAGTGTAGTATAGATTGATTTCTATGGAAGAACAAGAAGAAAAGGAAGGTAATAGTCTGATCGCCAATGTGGTGCAGCTTATTATTCTTTTTTGGAGTTTGGGGGTAATTTCTTGGTCATACTTTAACCCCAACCCTACTCGTCAAATTGATACGACTTTTGCGGCTGGATTGCTGTCGGCTGTAAGTGCGCAATTTGGATTAAATATTAAGAAAGGAAGCAAAGGTAACAATAGCAATAATGTCAAAGCGCCTAAAATAGTGGATAATAAAGACACAAATGTAGGAATCAAATGAAAAAATTACTTTTATTAAGTTTATTTTTAATTGCGCCTTGCTACGCAAATGGGATTCCAACTTGGACTACTGGCTCTAGTAACCGCACAGAGAATACCACTCAAACTATAACTAGATCAATAGTTACTGAGAAGTACGGATCTGCTTTGGAAAGTTGGGAAGCATCAAACATTGCTGTAACAAGTTCTAGTTCTGGTGGTATAACAGCTACAGATGCAGTTTTTACTCCTAATACTGCTACTGCTGATTGGTCGCTTCAAGTTACTACTAGATCATCAGGAACTAAAATAGAACAGATAACACAGAATGATTCGATCACGACTACTAGCGTTATCACTTCTCTCAGCGTCTTTAGTCAGTAATCCAATACTGGCCGAAGGCGATACAAACGTACAAGCTCAACCTAATGCTGTTGGTAATTCAAGTATTATCAACCAAAATATGAATATTAATAATGGAATGACAGGTAAACAACAGTTTGGAAATTTAGTTTGTAGCCAGCCAACTATGGCAATCACTCCTTTTTATACAGGTAATGATGCACAAGGCGAAGAGACATATAGCATTAATGAAGGCTGGGGAATACAAATGTCTTTTATGATCCCGCTTGGAGATAATCAAACTTGTAATGAATTATCAAAAGTAAAGCTAGACCTAGCCAAAGAAGAACTAGACAAGCAAGTGCATGATAAGCACTTAGTTCGTGTTTTGAAATGCCAGCAACTTCACGCATCAGGCTACATGATTAACCCTGTCTCTAAATACGCATACATCTGTGCCGATGTCATTAATATACGAAGTTATGTAAAAGCTAATCCTTCTTTGTTTGTAGATCCTTTACCTCCTTCTTCAAAACCTTAGTAAACATTTTCTTAAATGTTTTTTTGATAAAAGCTAGTACGCTTTGCATGGCAATCCCGCCCGCCACGCTTACGACGCTTGCAGTTCCAGCAGCGATCACAGAGGATGCAATGACTTCTGGTGCGGGAATAGGCATTTCTCCAAAAAATGGTATATTAAAAGTAGCTATAGCGTCTTCACTTGGTAAAATTTCTGTGGTGGTTGGCTGGTTGTTCAGTATTGTCTCTGGTTTTAATTGTTGGTTTACCTCCTTTGATGATGCTTTATCGTCTTCAGAAGTTGCAGAATCTTCCTGACTTCCCAAGCCCGACTCTACCTGTTCCAGAGTTGGAAGGAGTACAGGGTCTAGATATGGAATCTCTGCCACAGGTGGATAAAAAATTGTTTTAGGCGGTACTAATACATCTATTTCTGGGAGATGCGGTAGATATTCGTTCATTTTTTGATAGTATTAACATAACCTTATACTTATTTATTACACATAGCATCCTTGAGGGGAATCAGACTAAGTGAAATAAGGATGGTTAATCCCAATTTTATTTCAAAATTCCTATGGCTAATTTTAGTCCAAGTAGGCTAGGTCTGGTTAACAATACAGGTACTGGCTACAAAGATTTATTTTTAAAAGTATGGAGCGGAGAGGTACTTTCAGCATTTAGAAAGGCCACAATATTCGAGCCATTACACACAGTTAGAACAATCCAATCTGGAAAATCAGCACAATTTCCAATTATTGGACTCGCTAGTACTAGCTATCATGCGGTGGGCGAGCAACTTACTGGTTCAGCTATCAAACACGCTGAAGCTACCATAAATATTGATGACAAACTTGTATCTAATGTATTCCTAGCGGACATCGAAGAAGCTATGAACCATTACGATGTAAGGTCAAAATATACAGAAGAGATGGGAAATGCTTTAGCCTATCGCTTTGACCAAAACGTAGCTGCAACAATATGTCAGGCTGCTAGAACTGGTACAAACTTCAATACAGATTTAGCTGGTGGTACAAGAGTTAAGATTCTTAAGTCTGGTACAGCAAACACCGCTGCTGCTGTTGCAGCTGTTACTGGTGCTGATCTTGTAACTGCTCTATGGACTATTGCTGAAACATTTGACAGCAATAACATTCCAGAAAACAACAGATACTTTGCACTTGATCCAGCAAACTACTACAAGCTTGCAAGAACAACTGATGTTCTTAACAGAGATTGGGGTGGATCTGGAGCATATGCTGATGGAACTGTTCTTAAGGTTGCTGGTATTACGATTATTAAATCTAACCACTTACCTAAGACAAACAGATCCGCAGTAACTGGAGAAAACAACACATATCATGCCAACTATACAGATAACATCGGTTTGGCATTTACTCCAGATGCAGTTGGAACTGTTAAGTTAATGGATCTTAAGATGCAGCAAACAGGAAATGATGTTTCCGCAATGTATCAAGGTACATTTATGGTCGGTTCTATGGTTCATGGTACAGGGGTCTTACGTCCTGACTGTGCTATTGAAGTATATGCAGCTAACTCATAAGTAGATATGATAGGGGAGTACACTTACTCCCTTATTATTATGCCTAGAGGTAAAGGAACTTACGGAACTAAAAAAGGTCGTCCTCCCAAAAAAGGAAAATAAATGGTACTTGCAAGAACATCTAAACTTCAAGCAGTCAATAAGGCTTTGCAAATGATGGGCGAAAGTCCATTAAACTCTTTGCAAGGTCTTCTTGGTTTGGGAAACTTAGCAGAAGAAACTTTAGACAGCGTTAGTCGCAAAGTACAAGCAGAAGGATGGTCATTTAATACTGACTATCAAATAACTTTGACT